AGGATGAAGATTGGGTAAATTATCTAGAATGCTGTACAGGTGATGACATAGAAATTATATATTAAAAAACTAAAAACAATAAAACTAAAAATTATGAAAAGAAGAAAATCAGAATTTAAAACAGAAGTACACATTGAAAGATATAAAAGACCAGATAATACAGTAATTCATTTTGTTTATGATATGAATGATTATGACATTATAGATGAATTATCAGGATATGAAACTAAAAAAGATACTTTGTGGGCTATAAGACAATCAAAGGAGCATATATGGAGAGGAAGTCAGTTAAATACAACTGAAAAAGATTATTAAAAAATTAAAAACTAAAAACTAAAAATTATGAAAAAACCAATTATTACATTCACAGAAAGACAATTCAATAAATTATTAAGAGTTTATGATATTACAAGACTTGCTCACGAGATGCATTGTATGGACCCTGGTCAAACAAAGGAAGAAGTGAGAGAAGTAGAGGAAGGAATGCAAGTATATCATATGCTTTGTAGAAAAAAAGATTCTTACGATAAAAAATTAAAAGCGATTGAAGAAAAAAGACATAAAAAAATAAATAAGAAAATAGAAAGAGAAGAAAAAGAAATAGAAAAATTAGAAAAAGAAAGATATAAAAAAACAATGTTAGAAAGAAAAGAAATGTTCTCTTATGAATCTATTGAAACATTTTTAAGAACTAAATATCCTGATTTAAAAAAAGCTATCGGTCTTGAAGAATGGGAGGATGATGAATATAAAATAAAAAACATTTATCCAAGAGTAGCTAAATCATTTCAAACAGTTTTAGATTTTGAAAAACAAAAAGAAAAAGAAGGTAGGATGAAGATTTATCTTTATAGAAGTATTGAAGATTTATTTAGTGCTGCTAGAAGTAGTTTAACAAGGCAAATGATGATAGATAAAGGTTTAGCATATGAAGATGAGAATGGAAGGTTAGTTCATATAAGATAAAAAATTATGAAAGTATATATTGTAAAACATTATAAAGGACACAAAGCATTTGCAAATAAAAAAGATGCTATTAAATATCAAAGTCATTTAAAAAGAGGGATTGCAGACCTTCCAGAAATTGATAAATCCACAACCAGAATTCAAATGGATATTCCAATCACTGCAAAAGGAATTATAAAGGCATTAAACTTTTAACAACAAATTTAAAAAGTTTATTGTAGAATTAAATTTTATTTATTATATAGTATAATTATTCTAGAATTTATGGGTCTATTTGATTTTTTATTTCCAAAAAAAGAACAAAGAAGTTCAAACAACTTTTTAGATTCATTTGGAATTGCATCATCAGGTGTTCCTGTTTCTGAAAAGGGTGCAATGCAATTAACCGCGGTGTGGAGTGCGGTTAACTTAATATCATCAACGATAGCATCTTTACCCCTTAATGTGTACACAAGAGATAATAGAGGTTCAAAGCAAATTGCATATAACTCACCCTTACAAAATTTGCTTCACAACATACCTTCAGAGAATTACACAAGTTACCAGTTCAGGAATACCATGATGTGTCATTTGTTATTGTATGGAAATGCTTATGCAATAATTGAAAGAAATGGTGGTGGGCGACCAGTTAGTTTTAAAATTGTAGAACCAGAATATGTTGAAGTTACTGTTGGTGCAGATGGTAAATCATATTATACAATTCAAAACGAAGATAAGGTTTATCAAAGCAAAGAAATGTTGCATTTTGTTGGATTGTCTTATGATGGGGTGAAAGGTAAATCACCAATTAGTGCTTGTCGTGAGGCATTGGGCGTAGGTTTAGCAACTCAAAAATTTGGTGCAAAGTTCTTTGAAAATGGTGCAATACTTTCAGGAGTTTTGCAAACTGATGGAAAACTAACTGAAGAATCTGCACAAAGATTAAGAACATCATGGAACAATCGATTTGGTGGTGTTTACAAATCACATTCAACCGCAGTTTTAGAAGGTGGTGTAAATTACAAACCAATTTCAGTTCCATTGGTTGATGCTGAATTTGTAAAAAATAGGTCATTCACAATTGCAGAAATAGCAAGAATATTTAGAGTGCAACCGCACATGATTATGGATTTAGAAAGAAGTACAAACAATAATATTGAACAACAATCAATTGAATTTGTTACATATACTTTGATGCCTTATTTAGTAAACATTGAACAAGAGTTTAACAGAAAAATATTTTCACCAAATGAACAAAAAAATTCTTATGTTAAATTCATGGTGTCTGGATTATTAAGAGCAGATGTAGATTCAAGGGGTGATTATTATAGAAGGTTGTTTGAGATTGGTGTATTGTCAGCAAATGAAATAAGAGAGTTTGAAGATTTAAACAGAGTTGAAGGTTTAGATGAACATTATGTTCCTTTGAATTTAGGTGAAGCAGGAAAAAATAACACAGAAACCAATGGCTAATACTTATGGTGGTTATCCTCAATCGGCAGTAAATAATGCAAAGAGAGGAATTAAATTAAATGAAGAACAGGGAAATAAATGTGCAACTGATGTTGGAAAACAAAGAGCAAGAGATATTGTTGCAAAACGCCCCTTTAGTTTGTCTGTTTTAAAAAGGGTTTATTCTTATTTGTCAAGAGCAAAAGAATATTATAAACCATCAGATGATGAAGCGTGTGGAACTATTAGTTATTTATTGTGGGGTGGTGAAAGCATGAGGACTTGGAGTAAAAGAAAATTAGAACAAATAGAGAAAGAAGAAAACAGGCAAGTTTCCGCACAAGTAAAAAAAGGTTTGGAAAATAAAGTAAAAGACCATAACGAAGATGTTAAAGATTTAGATGTTAGTTGGAATCCAAAAACAACTTATTCTGAATTATTAAAAGTATTTGAAAGAGGAATTGGTGCGTATAAAACTAATCCACAATCGGTTAGACCAAGCGTAAAATCACCTGAGCAGTGGGCATATGCCAGAGTGAATTCCTTTTTGTATGCTTTGAAAAAAGGTAAATTTAGAAGTGGAAAACATGACACAGATTTATTACCTGATAATCACCCAGTAAAAAAAGAAATGAAAGAAGATAAAAATATAGATATGAAAAAAATTGACAAAAGACACATTGACAAAATAGAAGAAACAGAATCACATTATGTTATTTACTATTTAAAAGATGAAGAAAAAGAAGAAATGATGGAAGAAGAAATGGAAAAAGAAATGATGGAAGAAGAAGAAGTTATGTTTGCTGAACATGATGAGGATAAATACAGAAATTTAACCAAAGAAGAAGGATTTGAAAGAAGAACTTTCAACACAACTGAAATGAGATTAGATAAAGAAAATGAAAGAAGGGTTGTTGGTTACGCATCAGTATTTAATTCACTGTCAGAAAATTTAGGCGGATTCAGAGAGTTAATTTCTGAAAGGGCATTTGATGGTGTAATGGAAGATTCTGTTGTGGCTTTGATAAATCACGACATGAATTTTCCTTTGGCTAGAACCGACAATGGAACATTGACTTTAAGCGTAGATTCAAAGGGTTTAAGATACTCTTTTGATGTTCCTGAAGGTTTATCATACGGAAATGATTTATTGATTAATTTGCGTTCAGGAAACATTTTCCAATCATCATTTGGATTTATTGTAGAAGAAGATTCATGGGAACGAAAAGATGGTGAACACATTAGAACAATTGAAAAAGTTTCAAGATTGATTGATGTTTCACCTGTAACAATCCCTGCTTACCCTGAAGCAACTGCACAAGTTTCCACAGTAGCAAAAAGAAATTTAAATTTACAAAAAGAAAAACACGAAAACCAAAAAGAAGAACAGGATTTGCACAAACGAAACCTGATTGAATTAAAGTTAAAAATAATTAAAAACAAAAAAAATGGATAGTTTAAAATTTAAACAAGAAAGAGCAACCATTATAGAAAACATGGAGGCTTTAGTAAGTCAGGCTAAAGAAGAAAAGCGTGATTTAACAGAAGAAGAAACAAACGAATTTGATGCGTTTGATTCTACAATTAAAGACCTAGACAAAAAAATTGAAAGGTCAGAAAGAATGGAAAAATTAAATGCAAGTATTGCTGCAAAATCTTCTAGTTCAGTTTCAAAAGAAACTCCAAAAGAGATTAGAGATTACAGCTTTCAAGAGGCAATGAAACAAGCGTACACAGGAAGAATGGAAGGTCTTGTAAAAGAGATGGACCAAGAGGCTAGAAATGAATCTAGATACACAGGTCAATCATTCAAAGGTATTGCAATTCCTTCATCAGTTTTAACAACTAGAGCTGCGGTTGCAACTTCAGCAGGAAATGCAACTGAAGTTATGGCTTGGACAGACCAATTAGAAAACAATTTGGTTATGGCTAGTGCAGGAGCAAATTTTTATGGTGGTGTAAACAACATGAAATTCCCTGTATTTTCTAGTATAAATTCAGGATTCGTTGCTGAAACTGGTGGTTCTGCACCTGCTGCAAATGGAACTGCAAGTTCAATTTCATTATCACCAAAAAAACTGATTTCTATTGTAAATGTATCTGCTGAAGCAATGACACAAAATGCAGGTCTTGAAGCTGCTTTAAGAAGAAACATGGCTGCTAATGTTGCATCTACTTTAGAAGATGCTTTATTAAGAAGTGGAGGTGATGTTTCAAATGCACCTGAATCAATCTTTAGAGATGCTGCAACAGGTCCAACTACTGCTTTTGATGCTGCTGCTGCGGTTAGTATGGAACAAACATTAATTGCAAATGGAGTAAATTTACAAGGTGCAAGAATGGCATATTTGATGGATTCTGATGCTTATGCTGCTGCAAAAAATGCGGTACAAGTAACAGGTGTTTCAGCTTTATATGACAATTCAGACAAAACTGTAAATTCTTATTTCTCATTTGTTTCAGGTAATGTTGCATCTGATGGAACTGCTGACAGAGACCATGTATTATTTGGTGATTTCTCAAAAGTTCATATTGCACAGTTTGGAGGTTTAGATATTTTATTTGACCCATTCACAAACGCAGGAACAGGTGAAGCAAGAATGGTTGTTACATCTTTAGTAGATGGTAATGCGGTACAGAACGACACTGCATTTGTTAAATTAGTACAGGCAGACTAATTAATATTTATTTTATTTGAATAAGGGGGAAGGGTTTTTGCCCTTCCTTTTTATTTTTAAATCCAAAAAAGATAATGGCTAGATTAACCAAAACAACATCAGGTACAGAAATTTTAACAACTTCTGAAGCAAAAACACATTTAAGAGTTACACATTCTGCCGAAGATACTTATATTGCAACCCTTATAAAAGTTGCACAACAATATGCAGAAAAATATTGTGGTGGTTCATTTACTGA